CTAAGATTGTTTCTTAGACATGCGTCTGAAATACCAGTGATAAACTGGTTTACATTCACAGCCACCTGAGAGCAGATCGCAAATACCCTTGCGACACCACTTACCCCAAGAATTGGTGACAGTGCTGAACTCTGTTTGTATTGTTTCGACTTCTTGTTTTACCAAGTGAGGTTCACAACAAGATTGTCCAGTATAATGGAGTTCAAAACGTGCATCAAAATCTAATGCACCACATTCAGTACATCTCAGATACATCTGGATCTACTTCCAAAAGCAAATGCATATTCTTCGAAGACATGTGTAACATGAAAATCCTCCTTCAGATATTTTTTTAATCGTCATCGGATCACATCCTGTATGATCGAGCTTAAGTTCAAAACTGCATCTTGAAGCTCGACGATTTCCTCTTTCAATATAATTATGGCTCGGGTTAGTTCCTCATATGGGTCCATAACCAAGCCTATACTTATCTTGACTTAAGTTAGACAACACTAAGTGTTTTTTCTACACTGGGGAGGGGGCACAAGAAAGTAAACAACCCCCTCCTTTCGAGTTTCACTCTTCTTCTGCTTCAGCAATAACCAGATTATTCCAGCATTCATAGCATATCCTGGCTTCGCCATCTAAAATAGCAACCACGCCACATTCTGGGCAGGGTTTCTCTTGATCTATATTTCCTTCGAGTCGAGTCATGATCGACCCTCTTGTCGCGCGACTTCAAGTTGAACTCGACGTCTTATTTCTTTCTTAACTTGGGAACGCATATGCGCATCAGCGGCATTGCTGCCCATACCAAGTTCAAGAACAGTAGTAATAGCGCTAGTAGTTTTACGGGCCAGGAATCCTCCTGGACCAGGTATAGCGCTAATCGGCAGAGCGACAACGCCAACGCCGCTTCTAACAGATTTCCTAAGACTTCGATGCGCTGCATCCATAGCGATCTCTTCGAGTCTTTGTAATCGGACATCACTAAAATCACCTTCAGATAGAATGTAAAATGCGGTCATATCGTCAATTGCTTCAAAGACCTCTTTTTCAGTGATTGGTCCATATTCCGTTTCAAATATTTCGCCTGATATTTCAAAAAATGGCATCAATTTTCACTCCTTTTTTCTGTAAATTTTCTTCTGCCCTGGCTTAGCATAAAACATGCATTTGTAATTGCCTTTTAGGGCATGTGATTTACATCTTGTATTGCCTTTGTAGTGATTGCATTGCATTAGCAAACCCCTACACCTGCAAAATACGCCTTTTCAAGAATACCTGTAGAATACAATAGGATCGTAACGACCATTGCTTCAACACGATTCTCTTTTAATTGCTTCAAGAGTCTAGCGGCCAAGGATAGATCCTTGACATTTTCCGCAGCTGCTTGCATCAATCTCACATCTCCAACATAGATTCGGCCATATACCCACGATGTGATCCTGGGACCAAATCGATTTGGATAATGAATACATCTGGTGTTTCAGTAGTGTTAGTACACTTCAATCGAACCAGACCGCACGGAAAATTTCCGCCCTTAAGATAAGTAATCTTGGAAATTGTAGTTCCAGTAAAATTCTGGAAATCATGTGCTTGTAGTCCAGGAAGTTGAGTTTCTCCTCCTGGATAATGGGTCGTTGTTACACTCCCATCATTTTCGTACGGATACGGAGGTTGATCGTAAGCGGACACATCCGTTAAAACCTCTGAATCCTGATTGGTGCCTTCATTAGAAAGTGCACGCATCCAATTCTCAGGAATCGTTCCACCTGCATCATCAGAATCCGCAGGAACGTTAGGGTCGGTTATGCTTGGCAATGCCCTTGAATTTGCATATCCTTGAATCAAGGAAACCGCATCTTTACCAGATGCTCCAACACCAGGATAATTAGTTCCAGTTGCAATCACTTCATACGGAAGTGTTCCGCCTGATCCGAGTGGTGTTCGAATCTCTGAAGGAATCCATTCCCCTGGTATGGCTTGGTTACCTGTGAAATCAATAGGTAACAGATTCGTTGCAAAGCCCTGTGTATGATGAATAGAATCCATATACACTTTGAAATCCAAAAATCTACCTCGAAGAGATTCTTGATCCTCCAAAGCTTTGTTGTTCATCTCTTGCCATGTCTTGAATCCCTTAGTCCAGGAATTAGACATTACCCAGGTATTAGGTAATTTGGCTACATCGATGGATCCGTTCTGAGCAGCTTTAACTTTAAAACCTGCAACAGCCCAATTCAGACCTTGTCTGAAAAATTTTCGATTCAAAAGTGAAGCCATTTGGCTTAAATCAACTGTTGCATCTGTGGTTCCGAAACCTGGAACAGGTATGCCCATCGTAAAGGTCATTACTGCTGGTTCAATGTTTCTGTGTGATCTAGACTTCAATTTCTTTCGCGCCATACCCAATAGGGTGTAATAGGCGGTTTAAATAGAATTCGTCCATACACACCCCTGTGAAGACTGTGGGGTCTACGACTGAGCGAACATAAGCGGACTTATCTTCTCTCACCTTCACGCCTCTTCCACCGAAGGTGAAAGTCTAAGATTGTTTCTTAGACATGCGTCTGAAATACCAGTGATAAA